CCTCGACCTTCAGAACTTTCCCAGCTTCAGTCCAAAACTTGACTCTCCCTTCAGGATCATCAATACATTTCTTCGTGTTGTCATCGCCCCAGACCATCATGTCTTTCGGAACAACGATAATCGAAGCCGGTGAAACATGTTTCAACCAGGCCATCTCATAAGCGGTCATGAGAACAGAATTAAAATGGGCAGTCATGAACCAACCAGATTTAAGATAACCAATAAACAATTGTCTCAAAACCTGGCCACCAGGTAACCAAAACAACACAGGAATATCAGGGTCAGCAGCAAAAATTGCAGTGACGACAAACTCTTGTAGTGAGTCAGCTCCATAGATCTCTCGAACATAAAGCCGGAAGAATTTCACATCAGCTTCATTTTGGGTCCAATCATATCCAGAATTATCCGTCGATTGCGGGTCAGTCCCCACCCTCGTTACAGCATACTCTCCAAATTGGGCATGGTCCAAATCAGCACCAATAACCCATGGCAAGTCCCGCCAGTGTTCAACATCAAACTGCTGTAAGCTAGCAAAGCTAACCATAGAAACAACAGCTAAAAAGATGTCGACGTTCGCAATAATACGATGCATCTTCGCTTTGATCTTGTGAATCTTGTGAGGCTCATCCTTTATAAACGGAACGATGTCAACGGAAGCTTTCTTATCAACAAACAAAAGCAACCAAGCCCTCAAGTCAGCTAAGAAAGCGGCAAAACGAACTGGATGAACTGTAAAACCACCATCCTTTGCTTTCTCAAGACCAACAACACTTGCTTTGGTACCCTTGTGCAAACCAGGGGACCGAGAACCAACCATACTGTAAAAGCCGCGAGGGCCCTTGATCTGTAGGTAATCTGAGACTCGGATCATAAACTTGTCAATCCAATCAGGTTCTTTTAAATAAACCCGATCAGCACCAACAGGAGTCAATCGTGCCAACTTAATGGCAATCTCACTATCCACCTCCCAACTATCAGATATCGTAGTCCTTTGCGGTAACAATGATCTGTAAGTCAGGGAGTGAGAAGCGAAAGAGTCAAGGATCGCCCCCAAATCAAATGGAGGATAAGAATATTTCTTCATGAGAACACTGGTCCAATAATCCCATTCAACACTCTTCATGCCTTTAAAGACATTAGAGTTGAAGGGTGCTTTCTCAATAGCTCTAGGATAACACTCTCGTCGAAAATATTTCGAGATCGCATCATTCCAAAGAACAGCTTCCTCAGCAACCAACTGATAAATGGAATTATTGACCCGGATGAGACCGGAAGGACGCTGGAGGTTCAATAATTCAG